TTTCTAAAGTATCTATAGTATTATCATTAGTAATTACATAATCAAACAACTCTAATAACTCATCGTCACCCTCTTCTATCTTGGTAGCCATTGCTTCTGAGTGGTGTGTTCTCCACGTACCATCCATATCTTCTAGGCTTCTGCTGCCCGGACTAAGGAAGATAGTGCAAGCCTTATATTTCTTAGCAACAGAAAGCTCATTCTCATATCGACAGTCATCTGTAATTACAACCCTTTGCCAGTAAGGCTCGTTCGCCCTTAGACCTTCTAATTCTTTTTCACATATCTCAATCAGCCTGTCTTCAAACTTCTTTATCCAGTACTCAGGATCAATCTCTCTTTTCAACGCACCATGAATTTGACAAAACTCTCGATATTCTGTGGGCTTATCATCTTTAGTAAAGCCTCTAGCGTTTGCTTCATCCTTTAAGGGACCAGCAAAAGGAAGTATGATAGGTTTAAAACCAAGATCAAACGCTTCCTTAGCCAATAGGTTTGCCAAAGTAGTTTTCCCAACCCTAGCTATCCCGGAAATGATTACCAACTCCATTGTCTAGCTCCTTATAAAGTGTGTGGGGTGCCACGTGTAGACTATTTCTGTAACCACACATTCTTAGTATGTAACTCAACGCCAATGAGCATGTCATCGGCACGTAGGTTCGTGAAAAGAATCTACCTATGAACCACCAATATAAATTTTCTCCGAATGAAGACATCTTAAACTCTCGTCGGTCAATAAACCAAGATAGTTGTGATATACTAATCGGTGCTATTCCTAAGTCAACAGTTTTAATGGTAGGTACACTCTTCTGTCGGCTTACTAACCACTCATATCTATTATAGGGTACCAGAAACATACCACGTTGTCTATTTACAACCACTACATATTTCTTATCTTCTTGCTCAAACGTCAAGAAGCAATGTGCTACCATCTGACAGGAGGATGCCTGATAAATACGAGTACGGGTATCTCCTTGGATAGCTGTCTTGATAATAAAACTAGCCTCGACTTTAGTTGGTATAAATGCTGGTATATTCATTGGTATTGGATATACATCCCCACCATAGAAGCAAGGGCGTGTTCGATCCTAGCTCCTTCAGACTTTTCCCAACCTATTAACATAAAGATTTGTTCACACTTAAGCAACTCTTCGATGTCTCTCTTCATGATAAGACGAAGACCCATACGTGTTGAAAGTTCTTCATCTGTTAACCCAGATTCTTTATCTAATGTAACAGGGTTTACTGGGGCATACACACCCTTACTTTTCAAGCTACGCTCTGCTGAGTTAAATTCCTCACGATTAAAATCTTGAATGGTTCTCATTGGGCCAGCAATATAAATCTTAATTTTCTTTCTTGTTTCCATACTATTCCTAATGGCAATCAGCCCAGTTGTTTCCAATTCTATATTCACCATCCATATCAATCACACAGCCAAGGCGTTTACCTGACTCTTGAATGGCTTTAACTCCAAGGAGTCCTATCTCTTCTGCTATATCAGGGTCACACTCCAGCTGCCACTCATCATGAACAGTAGCCATGAAATTATACCGTCCCACGTAGGGTTTTAGCAAGTGATTAAAGATAGTTTGTGCAACTTTCATAATCATTGCACCATCTCCTTGGATCTGTACGTTCAATGCTTTGTGTGAAGCACGACAGGGAACCTCACGCCCATCTAAGAGAGTGAGTGTACCTTTCTTTGCTACCTGAAACTTACATCTCTTAAGAAGCATCTTTAGTGCAGGCATCTCCTCAAGGTATCTGTCCTTGATTTTCTTACCGGCATGAGATCCTTTGCCAATGATCTTACCGATCTTATCATTACCTGCACCATAGATTAGAGCAAAGAAGAATGTCTTTGCATCCGATCTGGTTGGTAGACCAGCCTTCTTTTGGTTTACAGCATGTATATCATCATGTAATACAGACCTACCAAACTCACCATCATCCCAGACAGCCATACGATTGGCTAGCAGGCGTGCCTCTAGCCCGGAGGCATCGATCCCTACCTGCACCCAACCATCACGAGGCTTGAAGAGAGAGCGGGCACGGCTGTCTCCTGACACCTGCTGTAGGTTAGGCTGCGATGCAGTCATCCTACCAGTCACAGTACCTTGAGTGTTTACATTACCATGTATCCTACCATCACGAGATGTGGTGGCACGGGTAATCCAATCTTCAAGCATACCTAGTAACTTAATAATGTCGAAGTACTTAACTAATTCCTTAGCCTCATCCCATGGAAGCTTCTTTAGTTCCGCAGAGTCAACCTTAGGGTTGCCCTTGTCTGTCTTTGATGGCTCCCAACCATACTTCTCCCCTAATCTCATAGCAATTTGCTGACGGGATGCGGGATTGAAGTGAGTAACCTTATCCTTAAGACGTTTACCTGTCTTGTCGGACCAACGTTCCTCAACAATGGGTGGGAAGATCTGACAAAGATTGTCTTCGATCTCCACCTTTTCCATAAGTAAATCTCTTTCAAACTGATCAGCAGCATCAAGGTCAAAGCCAAAGCCATTGTCAATTTGTCTAGCAATAATGCGAGAGAGTACATGCTCAAGCTTAATAGACTTAAAGTACTGACCGTAGAAGTTTCTTTGACGGAGATAGATACTCCTTACTAACTCCACATCCCTCACACAATACTTCTCCATTTCTGGAGAGAATTCTGTAAAGTCATGGAAGTCAATCTTCTCCAAGCCAAGGTGTGTACCCCAGCAAGCAAGAGAGTTACCTCCAAGCGGGTGGTCAAGCTTATCAGGATACATCATACGAGATACAATCAGGGTATCATAGTATGGTGTATCAATTGGCCCATGCTTACGTTCGAGCATGGGTAGGTCATACATTGCAATGTTATGTCCTACAATAAGAGAAGCCTTACGTAGAAGGGCAACACCTAGATCCATACATTCCTCAGAGAAAGTATAAGTAGCACCCGAGTCAATATCAATTGCAACCATACAAAAGATTCTCTTTCCTTCTGGGATAGGAGATCCTTTCTTATTGATTACAACCTCATTAAGTCCATCAGCTTCTATATCAAAAGCTAGTCTCATCATCAGTCAACACCTTTCCGTTGTCATCTAAAGCGAAGTTAATCTCCTTCAGACGACCAGTACCATGATCATACAAGAGACAGGTAGCAACACCAGATCTACCGGTGAGTCTGTTCTTTAGTACACGTACTGTTGTTGTATTAGCAACAGCATGATCTGGATTTTGTCTATCCCTTTCAAGGGCAATAACTGTATTAGGTACACTAGCCAAGGAACCAGAACCTCTTAGATCTTGAAGAGTAATACGATCCCCTTCTTCATAAGACTTAATAGTCTTCTTAAGTTGGGAGACCACATCAATCCTAACACCAGTACGAGAGACCAGAGACCTGAGCTCTTTCATAATGTTATCAATCAGTAATCTTTCAGAGGATCCACCATCATAGTCCGTACCAGAAGAACCGAGCAGGCCAGCAGCTGCAGCGGTAATGTGATCAAGCACAATAACATCAACACCAAGAGATACAGCCATAAACTCAATACGAGCACACAAATTCTGAAGACCTGAGTTACCCAGATGATCGTAAATATATAGGGAGTTAGTCTCAAGTTCTTTTCTTGCGTCTGCATATTCATCATCCGTTAGATCATCAATAATATCAATCTCTATTGGATCCTTTCCTAGCTTAGCACGAAGCTCATTCATAATTTTCTTAGCACGGATAGCTCTAACTGGTTTGTTAATTAGTAATGAGATCATATCATCTACAGTTTCTTGTGGTGATTCTTCCAGCATAATTGCACCGACGCTACGGCCTTCTGAAAGGTGGTGATAAATTATCTCACGTAAGATAGTAGACTTGCCACTACCAGTACCACTAGCCCAAAGAGTAATCTCTCCGCTTCTCTGACCAAGCAGGAACTCAGAGAGGTTGTCAAAGGGGAAAGGATAGACCCGTGGGTCAACCATTCCCTCATTGATTACCTGAGACACATGAACAATCTCATCAGGGGAGTACTGTTGTGCTTCCCACATAGCATTGATCACAGCCTTGCCTTGGTTATTCATAAGGCATTCATTAGCATCCTTGTATGGAAGCTTAGCTACCTTACACTTACCGGGTGGTAGAATATCTGCTACTGATTTAACTGCCTCTTGACCAGCATCATCCTGATCGAACATCAAGATAACACTCTCGTAACCGCAAACAAACTCAAGGTTATCCTTGATGGCACGAGCAGCACCTGCTGCACCGTTGGGAAGAGAGACTACAGGATACTTGTTACCATTCAACTGGCTCACAGTCATACAATCTATCTCACCTTCAGTGATTACAATCATACGACCTCCGGTTTTACGGAACAAGTGCTGCCCCCACAAAGGAACCTGCGTTGTTTGTCCTCTCCATTGGAATGTTTTATTAGGACCACGTAGCTTCTGAGCTACCTTCTGCCCGTCACGATAAAAG